GTCGAGACGGGTGGAAAGTGTAGGATTGTCTCCGTGTCTGACGTGGAGTGCAATCTGTTTCGGCCTTTACACACTGCAATTTACAACCATCTCTCGCGCTTTGATTGGTTACTTCGCGGCGACGCGAAGCCCAGCTCATTCTCGGAGTTCAGGAGAGTTGATGGGGAGGTGTTCGTGTCTGGCGACTACGAGTCGGCCACGGATAATCTCTCTCAGCCTTGTCAACTCGAAATCCTCCGGCTGATCCTTGATCAGTCTGTCTCCGTCCCGAAAGGGATTCGTGAATCGGCGGCTTGTATGATCTCCTCCTCATTGGTTCTCCCCACCAGTGACACCATCTACAAGCAGAGGCGCGGGCAGTTGATGGGTAACCTCCTATCCTTCCCCCTACTTTGCCTAGTTAACTACTTGGCTTTCAGGTACTTTTCTAGGTCTAAAGCACCCGTGCGGATAAACGGGGACGACATCGTATTCCGGGCCTCTCCCGAGGTCGCTTGTCGTTGGATGGAAGGTGTTAGGGGTTCCGGCCTAACTTTATCGCGGGGTAAGACGTTGGTGGATCGTACTTACTTTACCTTGAATTCTACCCTTTTTCTCGTCCTCGCGACGCCTTGTGCGGTTGGTTCCTTTCATTAGGTCAACTGCATTTGGTTTTTCGCCGGCGTGTGGAGGGGTTGAGACGCTGGAGGGGCGTTTTAAGGCTTCCTTCCCTGGCTTCTTTGGGGAGAGGAGGGTGATCCTTCGGGATCTCTTCCTGAGGTATAACCGTAAGTGGATCGATGCTTCGCGTCGTTCCCTATCCCGCGGGTTAGGGTTACCAGTTCGGTACGACGAGGTTGTTCGTAGTGGCCTATGGGATCGAGAGTTGTGGTATCTCTCTCTTCCGCGCGAGAGCGCTTTACCCATCAAGCCTTCCAAGCTTGATCAGGTACGGATCCCTGTTGGTTATGAGCTTCGTCGTGTCCATAAGGTGACGAAAAGGATGAGGGAAGCCTCTTCCGGTGTGGCCGCGGCTTTCGTCGCGGCCGCCTGGTCCGATGCTTCCCTCGTCAGGCGTGATGAGGGTTGGAGAGATTCGGTCGGGCTTCCGCCCGATTGGATCACTTGTAGGGAATCCCGTCCTAGCGCGGTGGCCCAGGCCGCCCTGCTGGGTATTTCCGTTAGGAACTGCCACAGGTTCCTGCGGATACCTCCTAAGATTTTCTTCGATTATCTTAGCAACTCTCCCCTTAAGAGATGTTGGTTACCGGTCGGGTTCTCCGATTCGGGTATGCCTCCCATCTGGTCCTCTGACCGGGATGGGGTACCTTGCGGTGTTGGTTTCGAGAACCCAGTTAACTAACCGACTCTTCGTCC